TAGCGGAATTAGAGGTGAATTCAAAATCGAACCAAAAGTTGTGCTGGAACATTTAGATATGGTTGTCATAATTTTACCAAACGGAATTGCTGGTTCTTCACATAACCTCACGATTCGCGAACCAATTGATGGTGAGGAAGTTGCTTTGGTAAGATACAATTCACTAGTTGGAAAGTATGGCGATCCTACACCGAGTGAAACTTCGTATGTAACGCCTGAGAAGGAAGGTTTGTATAGTTATATAATAAATACTCAAGCTGGTGATTGTGGAACTCCAGTTATTGCAATAAAAGATGGCGCTATGGTTGGTATACATTCTATGGGTGGGTCAAAAATGGACCAGGCTAATTTCATGGTTCCCATTTCAACCAATATAATTAGTGAACTCCATCGTCGTATGCCACAATATCGTTTTGCAAATTTAATCAATTTGCCTGCGAATTTGACAGCTTATGATTTACATGGAGCTTCACGTGTTAATAGCGATGAACAGAATAAACATCCTATAACTCCTTTGAATCCCAAGTTTGTAGAACAACAATTTGACCAAGTTCCTGGTGGTTTTGTTACTTTAGGTCACCTTGCGAAACACGTTAGTTGTAATAGTAAAATAACAATCGACCAAGAAGCTTTAAGAGCTTTTAAAGTTTCTTCCAAAACTTCACTTTCCGACGTCGTTGATTATTTACCAAGTGATTTATCAACTGAAGCATATTGGAAAGACGTGAGTAAATACCATCGTAGCACCCAAATTCTCCCATCAAATTTTCGGGATGTCGCTATTCAATTTTTCCAACAAGAAAGCCCTTGGATATTTGAAAAGCAAACCACAATAGATGTCAATCAGGTTTATTTTGAGATCGATAAACAAAAATCATCTGGGCCTCGACTTACACAAAAGAAAGGCCATTATATGTCTATGGAAAATTCCGCAAATTTTGTTGCTTTGATTAAGTCATGCGAGGGGATTTATAGTCGCGACCCTAAAGACTTTGTTCCGCTAACATGGCAAGTTGCTATAAAAGATGAACTTCGAGACAGGGATCGTGTTTGCGCTTTGAAAACCAGAACTTTTATGTCGGCACCTATAGAGACCATTCTAGGTAATATGAGAATAGTTTCAGCATTTAATCAACGCTTTATAGAGAATTGCTTAAAATTTCCTAGCACACTGGGAATAAACAAGTTCTCAAGGGGCTGGGATGATTTAGCCACGTATCTCGGGAGAGAGGATTTTGTCTATATGTCTGGTGATGGGAGTCGATTTGATTCTTCCATTTCGATAGAACATTTGTCTTTGAACTGCTATTTGCGGATGTCTTCTTTGCCTGACAAATATTCTAATCACATACGTAATTTATATAGTGAAACAGCG